GAGTTAGTCCCTTTCTTAAATATGGGTAGTGAAGCAATAATTGCATTAGGTGATGAGGCGCAAAGGCTCGGGATTGTTCTTACTAAGGATAATGTAGTGGCTTTTAAAAAATACCAAGATACAGTAGATGCAACCAAGGCTGGCATGGCTGGATTAAAAATGACCGTTGCCAATGCAGTGCTTCCTGCTTTTCAGGATATTGTCAAAGGTGTCCAGGAAGGCTTTGAGTGGTTTCAAAAACTTTCACCTGAAGTCAGAGAGAACACCGTCAAAACTATTGCTTATACTGGCGCAATACTTAGCGTAGTCGGACCGTTAGCCTTATTAACAGGTTTTATTATTAAACATAATGTATTACAAAAAGCAGAAGCGGCTTTATTATGGGCAAAAACAGCAGCCTTAAAAGCCGCAGCAGTCGCCCAAAAAGGTTTAAATATTGTCATGGCCGCCAATCCTATCGGCCTTGTTATAACAGCTGTAGGGCTCCTGGTTGCAGGATTAGTAGTTCTCTATAAGACAAATGACACTGCTCGATATTACATGGATCAGGCATGGTCTAGCATCAAAATAGCTGTGGCAAGCTCAATAGATTTTATATTAGATAAGCTTCAATCCCTTACTAAGTTTATTCCTGGGCTTGCCGATAAGATTCAAAGTTACCGTGATCAAATAAGTGATGTTGTTGATAATGCTAAGGCTGAAAAACAGATGCGGGAGTATAGTCGTAATTATTCCAAGATGGCAGATTTCCGGAAGTTAGACGCCCAATCTATTGCTGATGCTGAGGTTAAGTCAGCTGATATTGTGGTAGAAGCAGACGAAAAGGTTGTAAAATCCAAGGAAGAGTTGGTCGATGCCGCCGAAGAAGCCAAAAATAAACAGATAGATGCACTAAGCAGGCTTAACGATTCAGTACAGTCAGCGTTAAAAAAGCATTATGATAAGTTAGAAAAGGATCAGATTACAGCCCTAGATAAAGAACTTACCAATGCCCGTGAAGCTACTGATGAAAAGCTGAAGCTCTATGATGAAGAATACCGGGCAAAGCTTAAGGCTCTGGACGCAGAAACAGCAGCTAAAATTGAGGCTATCGAAGGCCAAATTGATTCCATCGATGCTCAAACAGAGGCAGAAGAAAGGGCTAAGAAAGAACGGGAAGAACAACAGAAGATTGCTAATGTTCAATCAAAGCTTTTAGCAGAGCAGGATGCTAATGAGAAAGCTCAGATTCAGGCTGAATTAAATCAACTGCTAGAAGATCAGCGCAGGCGTAAAGAGCTTGAAGCACGTCAGGCTCAAAAGGATAGCTTAAGAACCGAAATTGACCGGCTGAGGGAGCAAGCAACTGAGAAGAAAGAATTGCTTCAGGACGAATACAATAACAAAAAGATTACAGAACAGGGCTTATTAGATGCCACTATAGAGCGGCTTAATACTGAAAGAACCGAAGTGCAAATTCATTACGGCCGACTCAAAGAGGAGCAGGAACTAGCTGCAGCCGCCCAAAAACTTGTCTGGGAAAATAATCAGAAAGAAATCTTAGAGCTGTTGAAAACTTATGAACCTAACTGGGTGCATCAGGGCAAATCCTTTGGGGAACGAATGCTAGAAGGGTTTAAATCGGTAAGCTTCGAGCAAGCTTTAAAAGGTGTTCTAGGAAATGCCCCAAGTGGAGGAAGTAGCGGAGGATCTTCTGGAGGTAGCAGTTCCGGAGACGGGCTAAACGAAGATGCTCAACACATAGAACGAACATACCCAGGTGGGCTTGATTCTTATGTAGCTGACCTTGACCGCCGTGCAGCTGAGGGAACTGAACCTAATATTGCAGAAAGGGTTGCGGCCGAAAAAGAAAGGATCGGCGTGGCTCATAGCGGTGGAACCATCACTAAAAATGGCATCATACCGTTAGACTTACGTGCTGGGGAAGTGCCTATTATTGCTGAGGAAGGTGAGACTGTTCTTCCTAAGGGAATGTCTCTAGCTATGGCCGGAGGTGGAAGAGCTCCTGTTATAGTTCAGTTATATTTCAACTTTGGCGCAGCTGTATTTGCTGGCTCTAAGCATGAGTTTAAACGGTTTGTTCAAAGCGAAATAGTACCAATTGTAAGCCAGGCATTAGCAAGGATAGTTCTAGCTAATAAGAAAATATAAGATATCCAAGATAAGTGGGTGATATGTATGTCGCTTCAGGTAACTATAAACGGAATTGACCGTTCATTAAACATAAATCCGAATAGTTTTTCCAAAACGGATGCCTTGAATGATGAAGTGGATACATGTATATTCACTTTTGAAACTAACAATATTGCAGAAAAACCAATTGAAGGTCAAGAAGTAATTGTTACTGATGGAGCAGATAGAATCTTTGGTGGCCATATACGAAGTGCTCCCGAGGATGAAGTTGTCCCTGGGGAATATGTATACCAGGTTGATTGCATTGATTACCAAAGAAACCTAGACAAGTATTTAGTGGTAGAGAAATACGAAAATATGTATGCTGGGGATATAATCAAGGATATCATTACTAAATACTGTGCAGGGTTTACTTCGGTAAATGTTAAGCAGGGTGTTTTAATAAAAGGGATCCCTTTTAACTATAAATATCCAGGGGAATGCTCCAAGGAGCTTGCTGAGTTAACAGGCCATTCTTGGTATGTTGATTATTTTAAAGATGTACACTTTTTTGACCAATTTACTAATCTAGCGCCATTTAATTTGGATGATTCTGAATCTAATTATTCTAACTTAGAAATTACTGCAGATATAACTCAACTTAGAAACAGAGTTTTTTTCAGAGGTGGTACTTACCTTTCGGATCCATTCCCTGAAACCCATGAGGGTGGTAAAGAAGTATGGAATCTTGGCTATAAGCCTCATGACCTTAGTGTTACGGTCAATAGCATTGATAAAACTGCAGGAATAGAGAATATCAATGCTGCTGCCGATTATGACTTTCTATTTAACTACCAGGAAAAGCACGTAATACCCGGGGCACTAGCAACAACATCCAGTGATGTTGTTAAGTTTACTTACAAATATGATGTGCCGGTACTTACTGTTCAGGATGATGTAGATTCCATAAACCGCATGAAAGCGCTTGAAGGCGGAGACGGAGTTTACGAACATATTATTGTTGATAAAGAGGTAACAAACAAAGATTTAGCAAGGCAGATATCCCAGGCAGATTTAGATCAACATTCTAATCCACTTCTTTCCGGAAACTTCAGGACAAATGTAAAAGGGTTAAGAAGTGGGCAGTTAATTAGAATCAAATCTACCAAAAGGAATATTGACAATGATTTCTTGATTCGAAAAGTTATCATGTCTGTATCGGGAGATAAATATGTTTACCATGTTGAGATTGCATCAAAGCTAAAAGGAATTGAAGATCTACTGATTCAGTTATTCAACAAAAGTAGACAAATTGAAATCAGGGACGATGAAGTACTAGACAAGCTTTTGGTTTTGCGAGATAGTTTAAGCCTAAAAGATGCATTAACAGTGGAAACTGGAGCACCTGAAAGCCGTGTAGGTTTTGCCCGTGTCGGATATAGTGAGGTGGGATAAATGCGAAAATATTTTGAAAGATTTATTAAAAAGCTTATTAAAGGAAAAGAAGATTTAGCATTGAAAGGCAAATTAACAATAAATATTATAAATGAGGTCACGGGTGAGATCAAGACGGTTACAGAGGATAATCTGGTTATCCTTGCCGGCAGAAATCTTGTTCGTGACCTTTTAGCTGGCGACACAGTCTCGGGATTAACCCATATGGCATTGGGCACTGACACCAGCGATCCATCAGTAACGCCTACTATAACAGAGGCATTCCGGAAAACATTAACATCATCTACCAAAGCAGACGGAAAGCTTACTGTTGATATGTTTTTAGCCTCAAGTGAAGCAAACGGTAATACGTTGACTTCGGCAGCTCTCTTTGGTAACGGTGCAACTGATACGGCCGGATCCGGAAGCCAGTATAACAAAGTTGTTTATGCTGCTATAGAAAAAACATCATCATTAACAGTCACATATACGTGGGAATTAACCTTTAATGCATAGGGAGGTGTGGGAATTGCACCAAAGAATTGATACCAAAATTAAGCAAATTGAAAATGATATCAAGGCTATTGAAAATAATGAAGTGCTTGGGATCTATAAAGGTCAAACTCATCCCAAAGAAAAAGAAATAAAGTTCCAGCTGTGGCGAATTGGTGTGCTCCAGCGAATAAAACCCTTGCCCAAAGAAGAAGCGTTAAATGAACTTGTACGGCTGGAACAGGAATATGAAAAAGAATCGAAATATGAAATTTTGGTCTTAAAAGACCTTTTTGCCTATGCTTTGGGGGTGAAGTAGATGCTTGGAGATTATACGAAAACAACATGGCTTGCTGGTGATGTGATCACAGCTGCCAAGCTTAATAATAATGAAAACAAAACAGAAGAATTAGACCTGTGGTCTGAGACACATTCGGCTGATTATACGTTACAAGTGCCTTATGGTGGAACAACCACAAACGTAGGAAATGCTTATTCAATTGCTACTCCTACTATATCTGCATTAACCGCAGGTATGGCTATTGCGGTTAAAATAAATGCTGACAGCTCTGGAGCATCTACTTTAAACTGGGACGCAAAGGGAGCCAAGTCTATCAAAAAGGTTAACGGAACCGACATCACGAACCTTAAAGCTAATGGAATATATACTTTGAGGTATGATGGCACAAATTTTATCTTACAGGGTGAAGGGGCTAGCGGAAACGCAACTGCATCCGACCTTCTCCTTGGTAAAACAGCGACAGTGGATGCAGGGGAAATTGTTGGCACTCTTTTGCCAATCAAATCTATACAAAGCGGAAAGCAGTATATTGGGGATGGGGTTTATTCTGCTAATTTTTCAATAAACACAATAGTACCTGAAAACTCCATTATAATTGTCACAGGACCCACTATTAGCCAACATGCTGCATATGGAGAAATAATTGATGCTAATACAATAATGCTCAGCTCTAGTTATAATTACGTAAGCGTTTATTGGTATGTAATTGAATTTGATGCTAATATCGTAAAGTCAAAGCAAAGTGGCAGTAAGAGTCATAATAATCTTTATACTGAAAGCATTACAATCAATACGGTTTCTCCCGAAAAGTGTTTAGCAATAATTCATGCATCGCAAAACCAAACAAATGCAGGTGGTAGAGTGACCACTAATACAAATTTGGAAGTATATAACTCAAATCTGTATGGGATTACAAAATGGCAGTTAATCGAGTTTAAATAAGGAGGTATAAAATTGAGATTTATAACATTAGACGCAAATAATAAAGTTATTGGTATAAGAAATGGGAGGCAAACTGTAGAAGGAGAAATTCAAAGCGATACAGGAGAGATAGGACAAATCTTACAACCCGATGGCACATTTGTTGACAGCGAATCAATACCACAGGAAACTCAATTAGACAGAATCGAAAATACGCTTGATTATCTTTTTCTTAAGCAGGAGGGGATAATATGAATGAATTATATATACAAAAGTTATTAAGATTGATAAAAAATGGTGTTATTGCTGTCGAAGATATTGTTGACATTACCTACAAAACAGAAATCCAAAATAGATTTAATACACAGTAGGACAATATTGTGCAACATGCCAAGCATGTCGAGTGCTCGGTTTTATAATGCTCAAATCTAAAGAAAGAAGGTGCTTAGTATGGGATATCAAATGAGTTCAAAAGTAATTCTCGCCGCTACCGATGTTGTTTTTGCAAACAGCGCATTAGTCAACACCCAAAAGGTGGTTGAAATTACCAAGCCCGACACACAAACATCAAACATGCATGAGATAATTATCCACAATCCCTCAGAGGTCACAGATTTAACCCTTAAATGTTTTAATGTTGAAACAGAGGGCGATGCCTACATCACTAGCGTAATAGTACCCAAAAAAGCTACAACAACAGGTACAGTCATGGATACCTATAGCATCTTTATCGAGGGGTTATTCCGTGGAACCGATGTAAAACTGGTTATCTCCAACAACACAGCATTAGGAGCTGCCGAGGGCTTTACAGCCAAGGTTAAGGTCAGAGAGGTGGCGTAAATGAGCCAAGCGGTGAACGCATATAAACGCCAACAAATACCAACTATATTTCCAAAATACCTTGCGCCGCAACAGAAGAACCCTAACCCCATCACTATCGAGGGCGGGATATATACCTTTGGGGCGAACACTCCTAAAGGGCAATTTAGCGACATTGTATCAAAAGGGAATACTAGAACAAATTTAATACCTACTTTTGATAGTGTTAAATGGATTTTAAATAGTACCACAGTTGATAGTCCTACTAAAATAACTGTAAATGTAACAGGCTCATCAAATTTTGGTTATGTTGAATTAGAAGTAAAAGCAAATGTAAATTATACCATAGATATAATAACAGTTAATGGGCTTTATGTAGTTACGGATGTTAGCGGAACAGGTATTGATGGCGTAGGTTATAGTAAAAACAAAAGAACATTTAATAGTGGTAGTAATACTGAGATAAGAATTTATTTAAGGGCTCCATCAGCAGGAATATATGTATTTGAAAATGCAATAATGGAAGAAGGAAACATAGTAGGCAATTTCATTACAGGCACTAAATCTACATTACCCGTACGTTTACAGTCTAAAGATTCCCTGGGTGTAGTGCAGGGCGAAATAACAACTCCTGCTGGCGTAACTTACAGAAGCCTACCTAATGGCACTAATGATGAATACAGCGTTACTGATGAAAAACATACACAGAATATTAGCGATGATTATACAATACTTACAACAGAGTTATCTTTATTGGCTACAGGTACAAATAATAAAAGATTTTTAATGACATTGCCTAATTATAAAGGATATGCAAGCTCATCAACCATAGTGGATAACCTTGTACCGTCTACCTTTGGGCTGACCACTCCTGCTGATTGGGATATTGTAGCAAACAGAGACAAGTTATATGTATCAACTCAAAACATTGTATTTATTGTAGATGTCACATTATCAGATGTAGATGCAAAGGCGTATATTACTAATCAGACGTTAAATTATCAGTTAATGCTTGAAAAAGTTACATATCATCCTGACCAAGAGTTAGTCACCGGACCGGGTTGGACAATATCAGTAGAATCAGACGAAATAGATGCTGGCAATAGCACAATGCCGACATTGATAATTAGCCCACCACCAGGATTATTATTGCCTATCACGATTGAGCAGAAAGACTTCTTTGAGCCGACATATTTAGATCAAGATTTCATATTAACTTAGCCGGGTGCAAAAGTGCCCGGTTTTTATATTACCCAGGGAGGTGAAAAGATTGGAAGAGTTATTAGACAAAGGAACAGGTGCTTTATTATCCCCGTATGACCCCAGAGTTTACCCAGCGCAAGCTATTTTCCCTGTTGAGGCAGAGTCTACTCCCGACATTTATGAGAGTCCTAGGCTTAGGGTGACTAACCAGAAAAATGTCGGTCGGTGTGTATCTGAAGCTATCGGGAACTGTGTAGAAGAGTTTATATTCGAGGAGACAGGTGAATTTGTGCCGGTCAGTCGAGATTTCTTCTATCAGAATCGGAAGTTGGGACAATATTTTGGATCAGGCATGTATACTAGCGAGGCCCTGGATAATTTGCGACATGATGGCTATGCCCTAGAAAGTGTCATGCCCGATGTTATGAGGGAATTTGACCCATCAATAGGGCCTAAGTTTTCTGAAAACGTTAGGCAAAATGCTGTTATTCAAAAGGCATTAACTACAGCAAGGGCAAGGAGTCTAACAGAAGTGCAAAATGCTATTTGGAGGCCGAAAACAGCATGTGTGCTAGTAATCCCTATTTATAACAGCTTTATTTTTCACACTACTATTAATCCTCAATATAAGCCAGGGGTATTACCTCTTCCTGGCGCCAAAGAGACAATACAGGGGTATCATTTAATAAAATATCATGCTCACAATAGACCGAAAAAGACTTTCACTATCAAAAACTCCTGGGATGTAGAGCATGGAGAAGAGGGCTATACTGAGCTGCCTGAAAATTATCCAGTTGCTGAGTGGTGGATCATTACGGACTTTGCTCCACTCTATGACAAACTAACTTTATTTATAGAAACTGGTGAAAGAATATTCAACGGCAAACTATTAGAAAAAATGGACGCAGATCCTCTGCTCCAAGGCGGGAGAACATTTACACCAACAAGGCATACACACAGCCCCTTTGGAGATGTTGTCAAATATGATGACAAAACCAAAACTGTAGAAATAATGAGACCAAGAGTACCGGTGAAGGTAGGTGTCTAATGTGGCAGATTTTATTCAAACAGAAGTATGCGAGATTAAGCACGGTCAACTAAAAGATCAGATTAGGGTTTTGTTTAAAAAAACTGATGTGATAGAACAAATTAGCAACACCCTAACGGAGCTTAAGGTTATTTCTCAAAACCAAAGAGATCAGGACAAAAAAAGAGATCAGACCATAGCTGATTTTGCTACATCGATGAAAGAGATTGCCAGTATTCTATCAGGCCTTCAGGGACAGATAAATAATACTAATGAAAAGGTAGACGAAGTTAGAAAAGACGTCATTATCCTGAAAGAAGATAACACGGTTAAGGTGACAATAATTATTAAAAATGCAATCTTTGCGGCCGCTGGAGTTGCTGTTGGAGTTGCGGTCACTTATTTAATCACGGGAGGATTTTAAATGGACAAGCATTTGCCAGTCAAAAATCCTCGCATCTCTCAAGAGTACGGTCGCGTTAATCCAGTCTATCGCAAAGGATATCATTCCGGATTAGATATGGTTGCAGATGAAAATGACAAAGGAATAGAAAATATTAATTCTGGTGCTGTTTTAAAAACTGGCTATGACGCCAAAGGTTGGGGAAAATATGTAATCGTTCGCCAGGTTGACGAGCATGACGTTCTGTATGGTCACCTGTATCAAGCTTACGCAAAAGAGGGGCAAAGGGTAGGAATAGGTGATAGCATCGGCGTACAGGGTAGCACAGGTAATAGCACAGGCCCACATCTTCATCTTGAAATATGGGCGGGGAGTTGGGAGGACCGAAACGATATAAATCCTGCTGAGTACTTAGGCATAAAAAATACTGTTGGTCCTGTAGAGTTTTTGAAATCGCAACATTATGAAGAAATTGAAGTTGAGGTCAACGGAGTAATAATAAAAGGTCATATACCCAAAGGAGAGAGTGATTCCTATGTGCAAGTGAAGGATCTCGCTGAGAAATTGGGCGGGATAAAAGGATGGGACGAAACTACCAGAAGAGCATCTTTAGATATTTTTAGCAATAATGAGCTTAAGGCAAAATTACATACAGCCAAAGGAAAAGCCTTGGAACTAATTAAAATATTGGAGGGATAGAAGTGGTAAGATGTAAATTTGTTTGCAATTCAAAAAGTAGTTTAAGTAACGAAGACGATGGCTTCTATATCGGATTTATGCCTGTTTATGCTGGTAGTAAAGAAAATGAGGAGTTTTTCAAGTATACTCCTGCTGGTCAACTTGAATTGCAATTAGTAAATAAAGCAACTGCTGATCAGATAGAATGTGGCAAAGAGTACTATATTGATATTAGTCCTGCTGAGTAAAGCGGAAATTATTAAAAATAGGCATTAAAGCTTAGGCAGCCAAGAGGCTGTTATTTTATTTAATTCGAGAGGAGAAAATATTTATGGATTATTTAGCATTAATTTCTGAGTTCATAAAACCCGAGTTTGTCATTATAGCGGTGGTTTGTTTTGCATTTGGGATGCTTATGAAAAAACTCCCGAACGTGAAGGACTGGACAATACCTTTCCTGGTTGTAGGTTTTGGTATACTACTTGCTATTGTATATCAAGGTTTCGTTCTAGAAGAAGGAGTATTTTCAGCAAAAAGCATTGTGCTTGGATTTATACAGGGATTTCTTTGCGGTGCATCTGCAGTATTAGTTAGCCAAGCAAAGATTCAGGTAGCAAAGCGAAATGATGATAATAATTACGTTAGTACTTTGAAAGTTAATAAAGAGACAATTAATAATTATGTGAATGGCCAAGTTAAACTACCTCAGAAAAAGCCGCCTGAAGAAGAGCATCGGGTGGAGAATACGATATAATATAATAAACTAACGAAAAGCCTCGGGGTAATCCCGGGGCTTTTTTTTATGCCCATTTTTAAGCATACATAACCCCTTAACCCCTTATTATAAAGGCTTAGATGGCATTTTAGAGGGGCAAATTTTTTCATTGCTTAACTCTAATATTGTAAATTAAGAAGGATTTACAAGAAAGGTATAGAATGGTAATTTATAAATTATTTATGCGGTTGGAATGCGAAAGATTTTAAGAAGAGAGCGAGGATGAGTATGAATAATGACAGTAATGACATTCTTCAAATATATCAAGTATATACAGAAGATATTAGGCATGCAAAGAATCAACAATGGCTATGTGTTTATTATGGCATATTAATTCAGGCTGCAATAGTTGGATATACAAGTTTGCTTATAGAAAGTCAGATTAACTTTTATGATATTTTTTTAGTATTAGTTTCAATTTTTGTATCTTTAGTTGGTGTATGGTTATTGCTGGAATACCAAAAAGATATAAAAAAAAGTAGGAATCGAATTGATTATTATATTAAACCTAATTTAGCCAAAAAAGCTCAGGATGCACTAGATGTTGTTGATAAAGACAAGGGGATAAGATGCATAAACTTGACTGACTCCTTTTTAATTATTTTTATTATAATGTTTTTAATAAGTACGTCATTCACAATATTTTTTATTTTAAAAGAAAACTATTGTTGGGGGATTTGGGCTACAATTTCATTTCACATCTGTATTTCCTGTACAAGGTATTATGCTATTAGAGATAAATTAATAAAGGAAGAAAACGAGCATGCAGAAAAAATTAAAATAGAGGTGGACAAGCTTGGAGAATAATTTAGAGCGAATAATTGAGGAAAGAGGTATGAAAAAAGGGTGGATATGTAGACAATTAGGTATCAACAAAAATACCCTTACTAATTGGATAAGCGGTTCTGTACCTCGTCTTGACCAAGCATATAAAATTGCCAAGTTATTAAATAAAAATATAGAAGATATATGGCCCTCTGAATAGGGTTATTTTTTTATAAATAAATCCTAAAATAATAGGAAACTTTTCCGAGTTGGTGCATACAATGTATTAACAAAATAACACCAAGGAGGAATTTATATGAGAAGTGTTGATTGTGGGCGCAGAATAGTAAAAGGTTTTAATGGTTCGGATGAACCAATTATTTTCCCAGCAAAGGTAGGTGAATACCGAAAACTGAAACTTGAAAACAAAAATCAAAAGTGGAAAGTAGAAATTAGTAACATTGGTAGATACTTTGTTGGTGATTTAGCTGAAAAAGAATCTTACTGTGACATTAGCAATACCGAAGAAAGCAAGATCCATTTGGAAACAAAAATTTTAACATTATCAGCACTAGCATTAATCGGTGGCCATGGTCCAGTGATAACATCTTTACCTATTGACCAGTTTGATCAAGCAGATGATTTAGCAAAGCTTCTGAAAGGGATTTATACAGTAAAACTTAATGAAGAAGTCAAGCCTGTGTTAATTGCTGATATTACTTTTGTTCCGGAGTCAGTTGGTATTTTTTATAACGAAGCTATCCAAGAGAATGGACTTGATGTTGCTTTAGAAGGAAAAATTAGAGTTATTGATATTGGTAGTAAAACAATCAACTATCTTACAATGGAAGATTATCAGTATATAGCAAAAGAAAGCGGCACACTACAGGACCTTGGCTGTATCCAATTTGATAATGCTAACGTAGAAAAAGAAATATATCTTAAGAAAGCTAAGTCAGAATTAATTAAACGAGTACCAGGGTGGAAAGAATCAGACATTATTCTATGCGGAGGCGGTGGAGCTCTTAAGTTTAGAAATGAATTACAGAAAGTGTTTCCTTTAATAAGAATAGTAAAAAATTCAGTTACAGCAAATGTAATCGGTAATTATAAGGTCGTGAAACTATGGCAAAGCGAAAGCGGAAAGTAATTTATTTTAATGATCCACTGGAAAAGGAACTCTTGAACTGGGCTGAACAAAATAATAATTTTAGCAAATATATTAAAAAGCTTATTAAGGATGATATGGATAAAGAAAAAACAGGATTAGATCCAAAAGTAATTGAGTGGTTAGATAAAAAGTTCGCAAATATGCAATTAGCACCAAAAGAAAAAGAAGTTGTTAAAAAGAAGATAGATTTCAGTTTTATTAAAAAAACTTAA